GACCAGCCGGTTGTCCATTCGCTCGACGACGGCCGCGAGGTACAGGACCCACGCGAACTCACGGCCGATGTTGGAGTTCCCCAGGCCTCCCGTCATCGACCAGATCGCGTCCGTGCGGCTCTTGTCCCATGCCAGCTCGGCGTCGCGCAGGAGCGCGCGCAGGTCGGCCTGCACGAACTTGTCGTGCGGAATCCGAAGCCCAAAGCGGAACGCGCGGATGAAGTGCTGGAGGTCGTACGCCTGGAACGCGAGCACTCGCGCGCGCAGATCGAGACCATAGGCCGGGATCGGCGTCGCGTCGGCCGCGTTGCGTCGATCGTCGTACTTGTCCGCCGTCATCCACACGCAGTAGTCGGGCGGCTGCGTGACTTTGTTGTACGGCCAGCCTCTCGTGCCTCGGTAGTAACCCGCGACGGCGATCGCGCCGATCGCGCGCAGCTTTCCAGTCGCCATGTCGTACAGCCCGACCGGGCATCGCTGCATCACGCTGTCATGGTCGTGGACCGTGCCCGGTGCGCCGCAGGCGTCGATGCCCTGCCCGCCTCCGCCCGAGTAGTCGCTCGGATCACCGTAGGGGCGCAGAAGCCCGAGAGTCGGCTGCGGCGAGTCGTGCCGAATCGTGAGGATCGCGCGCGGCGGTAGGTAGCCCTCGTGCGTGCCCCAGCCATCCATCGTGATCGTGTACCAGCCGCCGCGCTTGGTGCAGAACTGCACCCCGGCGCGCTGGACGACCTCGACGCCGATGTCGTCGGTGATCTTGTGCCAGCCGCCACGGCCGGGGGTGATGATGTGCGCCGCGCTGCCGTACGGCATAATCGAAAAGGGGAGCATGTGCGTCAGCCTAGCAAAGTGCGAGGCTACCACTCCTGACCCGATTGAAGTACGCGGCGCCATCATCGCGCCACCAACCCCCACAGCGCCAGGAGGCGCACTCTCATGTCGAAGTTCCTGACTTGGTTCCTCTCGGTCGCCATCGCGTTCCTTCTGTTTCTGCTCACCAGTGCGGGCGCGCACGCGCAGTCCCTACCTGTGGTTGACACCGGATGGGTGGCCTGCAACGCCGAGACGGCGAGCGATCTCACCTATCCGGCGCTGATCGCGGTGTCCCCGGACCCGTGCCGCGAACTCGTGGTCCACACGGTCTCGCTTCAGTACCGCTATACAGGCGAGGTCCGCGTGCACCAAAACTCGCCCGCACCGTGCTACGCGAACGGTGGAGGCGGGACGGTCATCTACTGGACGGGTGCGCACCCGAATACGACCTACGACTACGAGACAGGGATCTGGTCCGGTGACTATGCCGGTCTCGTATACAGCGTTCAGGCGGGTGGAGGAACATGGTCAACGTCGTGCGTGCAGCCGGGACAGAGCGCCCTGATTGACGACGTGACTTCATTCTCGAACGTCGGTGCGCAGTACGCGTTATGCGTGTCAAATCAGTTCCCGATCGTCGGCGAGCGTCGAGGACTGCTGCTCGCGCGACTCTGGTTCACCCCGCAATACCGCGAGAACGGAACGAACTGGTACTGGGGCTGGCAATGGCCCATTGCTCCTGGCTCGTGGGGCTCGCACAGCCCTATGCAATACGTCGAGAATCCCGTGGAGGCGCGAGCGATCCTCGCGTACGAGTGGCGCTGATCCGGGCAGGTGCGCGCCGCTGATTCATGGCCCCCACTCACGAAAGGGCTTCGCGGGATCTCCCCGCGCAACACGGCGGCGCGCGGCCCCTACTCTCCGTAACGCAGGCCGCTGATTCCAGTAGCCGTCGTGGACGTCGCGTTGATTCGCTTGAACAGGTAGCCCGTGACGGGGACGTTCAGGGTCAAGGCCAGCGTGATCGTCGTGTCGTCTGGGAACACGAGAACGACGTTGCCTGCACCCGTAGCCACCACGCCGTGGCACGGCGCCGCGATGTTTACGGAGTCGCTCGGCGTGATCGAGACCCTGGAAGCAACGATGTTTGTTCGCATGAGGAGTCCTAGTTGGGAGGCAGTCCGTTGAAGAAGGCGTCGAACGCCGCTTGCAGCATGACGCGGGCGGGCGTTGGAACGCCGACCATTTCAAACTCGACATTCGCCTCGCGCGGATCGTTCACAATGTTGTAGAGCTTCGGCACGCTGAAGCGGGTGGTGTTCGTCGGAAAGATGAGCTTGTCCGTGCCGTCCGTGATGCAGCGAAGACCAAGGCTCATGCCTCTGTTGTAGCCGTTCGGGGCGAAGATCCCCGTGATCGCGTACTGCCGCTGGGTCGTCGCGAGCGAGGCCGCGAGGTTGGGCGCGACCGACTTTGATCGCTCGACCGCGCTGATGCCAGACTGCGGAGCGCGGCGGCCGACGATCTCCTGCCACGGCACGCCGAACACGTCGAGAACGGTCGCGAACCAATCGAGCGACTGCACGAGCCCGGTCACCGATCGCCCCGGCGCGGCCACGATCCCCGCGTTTGGCGAGTAGGCATACGCTGGCGTTCGGATCCCTGGGTCGAAGTTGCTGCGCTTGGCGTGACTCCCGTTGTACGGGCCGCCGATGAGCGCGGGGGGATATATCTCGTTCGAGAGGACCCGTGTGTCGGAGCCGTTGTCGCTCGAGCACAGAATCAGCGTCTCCTGCTGGAGCCTCGATGGCATCGAGTCCCAGATCTGCTGCATGTAGAAGTCGGATGCTTCGGTCATCGCCTTGTAGTAGGGGATGATTCCCGCGCCGTCCTGCGGCGAAGCGAGGGCGAGCGGGCAGTCCCACGTCACGGCGTTGTACGATCCGCTAGGCGGCCGGTGAAACGGGTCGTGCGGCAAGTGGAACGGAAGATAGAGATACCCGCTCTGTCCGCTGCGCCCCGCGAATCTCCGCAACCACGTGATCGCCGCTTGGCACATGATGTCGGGGTGGTATCGGCCACGCGGAAGCACCGTGTCGCCCTGAGAGACGAGCTCCGCGGTCGAGTAGTCGATGTTCCGCTCGGTGCCGAAGAAGTAGTCGAACCCCGCGCGGTTCGGCGACAGGAGACCTCCGACTGCCATATTTCCGAGGTGCCACTTGCCGATGCACGCGAGGTCGATGCGGCTGCCGAAGTACATCCGCAGGATCTCTGGGATGAGCGCCTCGGAGAGGAGCAGCGGCTGCTCTGCGTCGCCCTCCACGAGGTTCCCGATGCCGTGGTCCTCCGTGTGGCGCCCAGTCATCATGCACGCGCGGTAGGGCGAGCAGAATCCCTCGGCAAAGTGCTTCTCGAAACGCACCCCCGAGTCGTACATCGTGTCGAAGAACGGCATGGACGGCGCTCCCGGCAAAGCCGCGTTGCGCCCCCACTTCGAGTGCTGCTCGGAGCCGAAGTCGTCGAGAACGAGGTGGATGACTAGGCGCGGGACGGTCACGGGAACGGGGGCATGTCCATCGCGGGGTTCTTGCGTGCGACTCTCTCGATCCACACCTCCACCTGCTGCCGCGTCACGATATTCGCGGTGCGGGTCGTGATGTCATAGCGCAGCTCCGCGATCTCGCGCGAGGTCTCGGAGATCGACCGCTGGAGGTCGGATGTCGCGACCAACATGGCTGCCGCGTTCGACTCCGCTCTCATGCGGATCTCGTCTCGCAGGCTTTGGTAGCTGCTGAATCCGCCCGCCACCACGACGAGGAGACCGATGACCGTGGTGGCTCTCAACAGGTTTCCTTCGCCGAGCACGGTTCGTCGCTCCGCCACCGGGCGCGGCTCGAAAGCCTCTCCGTTGTCGCTACTCACGACAGGCCCTCTTTCTTCGGGTTCTGCACAACGTCGGCGTAGTAGCCCCGCGCTTCCGCCTCGCGGACGCTGGTGGCTTCGTTGAGCTGGCGTCGCCGCTTGTCGCGCATGTGGTTCGTCGCTCCGACGGATGCGGGCACTCCGACCCCGATGGTTGTGGCGACCACGCCTAAGATCATCTCCCACGGGAATCCGTCCTCGGATGGCGTCGGTGCGCGTACCTCGACGCCGCGTGCGCGCCCACGCGCGTATGAGGTTATTCCAGGCACGATCGGCTCCAGAGGCTCCACGATCGCCACCGCGGTCTCGACACGCGCTTCGTCCAGCGCCTCTACGCGGTCCTCGACGTAGCCCTCGGTGGCGATGCCGAGCACCGAGCACCCCGATGCCGCGAACACGACGAGCGCGGCCACGATCAGCCACAGGAGGAGTCGGGAGATCCAGGAGATAACGAGACTTGCCGGGGGGGCACTTGTGGTCATCCGTCTTCTTCTTCGTCTGGGATTTCGTTGAGGACTTCGCGCCTCGCGCGGCTCCGCGCACGCGACAGCGCCTTCTTGATCCGGTCGATCTGCGCGCGTGTGGGGTTCTTCGGGTCGAGCGTGGACTCGTCCAACATGCCCGCCGCGAGTTCGCCGGCGCGCCGCTGGAACGCGCTGCTCTGCTTCGGGCTCATGTACTTCGTGACGCCGCGCACGGTGTACCAGTATTGAGCCTTCGACGGGACCCACGGGCTCTCGCCCTCGGGCAGGTTGTCGTTCCACGCGGCGATCGTCTGATCTGCCGCGTGCCACGCGATCCGGCGGTTCGGGGGCGAAGGCGAGAGCCACCGCTCCATGACATTGCCGCCCTTCTCCATCGGACGGCCCCAGTTGTCGTACTGCTGCTCGGACTCCAGGGTGCCCGTGTATGCGCGCGCGCGGTCGGTCCAACCGAGTTCCTTGCCGCCCTTGGCGCGCAGCGGGTCGATCGTAACCTCGTCCTTCTTCGCGGCGAGGCCCGAGCGCACGAGGTTCGGGATGAACGAGCGCGCGAAGTCGTCGCCCACCTGGGCGATCTTGTCGCTCGTGGGGGCCTCGCTCTGCACGGCATCGAGCAGCGAAGAGAGCGTCGAGAGGTACGTCGCGTCAACAGCCTGCGCGCCAAGCGACAGCACCACGCTCATCGGGTCAACGCCGTCCTGCGCCGCGTCGAGGACCGCCGCGGTCATCAGCGCGAACGGCATCCACTTGCGATAGCTGCGCCATTGATCCCCGACCCGGTAGCTCATTGGCGGCGCGGTCTTCCACGCGTCTGACTTCTGCGCGCGCGTTCCCGGCTGACTGCCGGTGATGTACGGACGGCCCTTCTCGTCCTCCATGTTGGCGAGCTGCCAGAGCGTCGTGCCGACGACGACGGAGAGGATCTGCGCCGACACGTCACGCGCGCGCAGCTCGGGATCGCCCTTCCACTCGCCCTTGATGATGTGCTTCGCCGCGACGATCTGCGCGGGGCCGGGGAGCTTGCGGAGGGCCTCGAGCACGCCGTTCACGCCGGTCCGCACGAACGGGAAGATGAGGTGCCCGACAGGCACCGTGTTCCCGCCGAGATGGTCGAGTGCCTCACGCACCTTGAAGCCCGTCGTGACGAGCGCGTTCTCGTCGGTCTCCTGGAAGATGTTGCGGCGCGTATTCTTTACGGCCTCCGACCAGACCTCGGTGGATCCGAGCAGGCGGCGCATCTGCGCCGGATCTCCGCCGGATCGACGATGCGCGATGGCGACGGCTTCCAGCTCCGAGCCCATCGCGCGCGCAAACTCGTCCACCGCAGTCATGGGCGTGAGGCCGATGCCGCGCACGAGCCGGCCGGGAATGCCGGGGATCGAAGCGAGCTTGGCGTTCTCGAAGTTCTGCGCCTGGTCGATGAGCCCGAGCTGCTTGAGCTGCGCCTCGTACGTCGGTGCGTCGGTCGTCACCACGTTCCAGAACGCGCGCAGGCCCTTGTTCCACGCGCCGGGGAGCGCCGCGGTGATCGCGCGGATCTCGCCCGCCGTCGCTCCGCCGGGGACAGGAAGCTCCGCAATGCGAGCCAGCACCGTGTTCCAGCCGACGTTGAGCACGTTGCCGCCCAGCGCGCCGACCGTCGTGGCCGGCGACGACACGAGGCCCGACGCGCGCAGCTCGAGCAGCCAGTCCCAGAACCCCTTGCTCTTCGCGATGTTCGCGACGCGGAACGCGTGCGCCGCCTGCGCGGGCGTGTCGGCCATCGTCTCGGGGTCGATGCCTGCCTTCCTGAGCGCGAGCATCCCCTTGTCGAACAGCCGCGCCTCGTCGGCCTTGATCTCTTCGATGCGCTCACGAATCTTCGCCTTCGCCTCGGGCGTGCTCGTGACTCTGAGCTGGTTCTGGAGCTTCTTGAGCGCCTTGGCGTTGTCGGGCGTCGGCTCGCTCATCTCCTGCCAGAACGACTCGCGCGGCGTGCGCGGGCGCTGAACGGCCGATAGAGCGCGCCCCTGCTCGCTGCGAAGCATGAAGTAGTCCACGGCGAGCCCGATGGCCGCGCGCGCGTTGGTCGTGCCCTGCGCTGCGGCGCGCAGAAGGTTGTTCACGCGCATCTCCGCCGCGACGGTGAGCGTGCTCTGCTCGCGCCAGTCGCCAGGGTGCTGACCCCGAATCGCCGCATCGACCTCGGTCTTGCCCGCCTTCGTGGCGAGCATCTCGCGAGCGCCGCGCGCGGTCTGGGTCTTCGAGATCGTCTCCTTCTCCCAGAACTGCTCGGAAGCCTCGCGTGCCGCGATCGTGAGCTTGCCCTTCGACGTGACGGCGTAGTGCGGGTCGCCGCCCTCGTAGCGGGCCAGGAACTCGCGCAGACCTGACCCGTCGCGGCCCTTGCCGCCGGGCAACGCGAACCGAATGTCCCCTCGTCCCTGCGCTGCAAGCGCCCGCTCCTCGGTCATGCCGAGTTGGGACGCCTCTTGCGCCGTAGGCGCACGTTGACCGAACGCGCCGACGTTGCCGGTCGCGGACTTGATCTGGTTACTGGAGAAGGCCGTCCAAAGCCATTGATCGTTTTGCCAATAACGAACCCCGTCGTATCCCTCTGACATCAGCCGATCCCGCGTCCGTACCGCGACTATCCTTGGATGGCGGGGGACCCCAACGGGCATGGATTCCCCAACCTCTTCTTGAATACGGTGATACTCTTCCCCGTCTAGCGGATTTTTGATGTTCAGGTAGGCGGGGATAACGCGGACACTACTATCCTTGAGACCGTCCCATTGACCAGCGTAACTGCTCGCTTGGTCAGGGTTAGATGCGAAATGGAAACCCAACCCCCACCCGAATCTCTCACTCTTGGTTGAGTCAAACTCGTTGAACGAGGCACTCCCCGTCCCGTGATACATCACCAGTGGATTCCCATGCTCGTCCGCTACCTTCGAGCCCTTGAACCACGCCTTGAACTCGGGAGTGTCTGTTTGCTCCCTGCGCCGCAGGGGCAACGCGAACGCCGGCCCATCGAACGCGGGATCGTCGAACCCGGCCAGGAACCTCGACGGCTTCAGCGCCTCCGGGTGCGCCGCCGCGGCGAGACGTGCCGCTGCTGCGTCGGTCTCCCCGTCGCGAAGCGCCCCCTGGAAGGTCTCCATCCAGCCGTTCCGCTCGCGGAGCTCCGCCTCGTAGGCGTCCCTGCGCGCGCTCGGCTGGAACTCGAAAGGCTCCAGCGAGTCCCATTCCCGTTGCTTCGTTTCTGTGTCCAAGTTGAGCTCCTGCTCGATGAAGAGCCGGGCCAGGGACTGCAACCGAACCATTCTTTCCGAAAGAAGCCCCGGTGGGCGGAGGGGGAAGCCATATACCACCAGGTTCGTCTTTGCTCCTTCCACGGACACCGGGAATGCTTGGTCGCTGTTCCCTTCGGCCCAGATCAGCCGGCGCACGGCGTTGCGCTCGGCGCCGGCGCGAATGGGCTCCAGGAACCGCTCCAGCCGCCCTTGCCGTCCCAGCCGTCCCAGCCGTCCCAGCCGCCCTTGCGGCGCTTCTAGCTCCGCTTGGTGCGCCGCCGCCTCGCGGGTCTTGATTGGGAGCGCGAACGGCACGTCCTCCTGCGCCCCCGCATCGGGCAGCGACTCGTTCTCCCCGATCGGGCGCTCTCCCCGCCTGATCTTCTCATCGAGGTAGAACTCGCGCGCCCTCGCCATGTCTTCCGGCGTGTCCGCGCCACGAAACGCGCTCTCGTGCGCCGTGTCGATCAGCCAGGTGGCGTACAGGCGCTCATTCGCGGTGAGCACGCGGTCGGCGAGCGCATCTTTGATGATCCGCTTCGTCTCCTCCAGGTTGAACTTGAATCCAGCGTTGGCGCGCATCCGCACCCAATCCTGTTCGGCGGTCCACTTGTGTCTGATGTAGTGCTTGTCCGAGTCGCGATTCCCACCCGGCATATCCTTCGTGCCGCCTACAATCATCCATTTGGCACCGTGGATCATCGCGCCCAGCTCATCGCGAACCACCTCGTCCTTCAGTCGCGGGTCGTCGAGCTTCTCGCGCTTCCACCGAACGGGCAGCTTTTTCTTCTCGGGCTCGGGCGCGACGGGCTCGGGCTCTCTGGGATTCGCGGCCTCCTCCGCTTTCCGCTCGGCGATCCGCGCATAGTGCGCCGCGAGGACGTCCTGCCTCTTCGTGTCCGCAGCCACCTGGGCCTTGGCCTTCGTCGCCTTCTTGGCCTTCGGTTCCGGCTTGACGCGCGAGCGGATGTCATCACGCAGCGCCTTCAGCTCGCCCTTGCGCGCCTTAGCGTCGTCGGCGCGCTCGTCGTCGGCGCGCTTCGTGGCAGCCTGCTCCTCCTCCGCGAGCATCTTCTGGAAGGCGCGCTCGTACGCGACCTCCTGCCCCATCTTTTCGCGCTGCCGCTTGTCGGTGTTGCGCTTCACGTCCGCCTCGAAAGCCTCGTGCGCGCGGCCGATAGCGACCCCGCGCTTCTCGGCCTGCTTCCGCCTCTCGGTCGTCGCCGTCTCGTCCTCGGCGACGATGCGCTTCCAGATCGCGACCGGATCCTCACGCGATAGAGCGGCGTGCGTCGGGTCGGCCTCGTAGAGCAGCCCCTCGGCCGTCGTGCGGTCTTTTCGCAGCTCGCGGAGGCGCGGCGCGTCCAGCGACTCGCCCGCCAGCAGCGCGTCCTCAATCCTCCGGCTGATGTCGGACAGCGCGCCCACGATGTCGTGCGCCGGCATTCCCGCGCGGAGCCCGGCGCGCTTCGTCGCCTTCGGTTGCGGCCCCTGCACCTCGGCGCTCTCTATCGGCGCCAGGAACTCGTTGGCCTTCTTGTTCGCGCGCGGCTGCTCGACCGACTCCTCGACAGCCAGCGCCGCGTGGAGATCGCGGAGCTTGAGCGCAAGCCGCGACGCGCCCTCCGCGCCGACGGACTTCTCGATGTCGGACCCGTGAAGCTCGAGCACCGCCTGAAGCTCGCGCACCTTGGCGCTGATGGACTTGTCCTTCGACCCCCGGATCTTGTTCGCGAAGTCGATCAGGAAGTCAGCGAGCGTGCGAAGCATCCCTGGCTTGTGCGCCGCGACCTGGGCCACGAGGTCCGGTTGGGCGTCCAGCACGTCCAGGATCGTTCCTAGCCCCTCCGCCGCCTCGGAGCGCCCTTCCTCTTCCGCGCCCTCCTTCGACAAGCCGGGGAGCTTGGCGAGCTTCTGCGCCTTCGAGCGCGCCTTGGCTGCGTGCTCCGTCCAGCCGGGCGCGATCTCGTCCAGCGCGTCGGCCCACGCCTTCGCCAGCTCGGGCCGCGTCTTCTCGGCGTGGTGGTTGATCTCGTGCCGCAGCACATCCTCCATCCGCTTCGGACCGCCCTCGCCACCGAGGTCGATAATCGCCGTCCCGGTCTCGCGGTCGTAGTACCCCTCGCCGGGGAGCGGCTCCTCGCCCTTGACCCCGACGAGCTTCATGCCGACTCGCGCGGCTCGCTCGCGCAGGCGCACCGGTGCCTCGTGGATCTCCAGCGGCGTCTTCCACTTGATCGACCTCGAGAACCGCTCGACGACCGCTGCGGTCGCGTCGTCGGGCGCCTCGATGCGCGTCATCTGGGCACCGCCTGCACCGTCCGGGCCGTCCGGGCCTAGCTCGATCGGCCCGAGCGCATCCGGCGCGTCCGGGTCGCCATCGCCAGATCTGTCAGGATCGGAGCCGGGCGGCGGACGAGCCACGAACTCGTCCCCACCATCCGCAGCGCCATCCGCAGCGTCGCCCGCAGCGTCCCGCCTCGCAGCCAGATTCCTCGCAACCTCGACCCCCGCAGCCTCCACTTCGGCCAGGGCTTGCTCCGAGAGACGCGCGCCGCGCTTGTTCGCTCGCCACGTCGCCGCCCCGCCCAGCATGAATCCGACGACGACCTCCGGTAGCGTGCCCGAGAACGCCGCGTCCCAGACCTCTTTCGCCTCGGCTTCGTCCCGGATCTCCTGCGCGACGTACTCCGACCAGCCCTTGCCAACCGCGTTCACGCCCACGAACTCGGCCGCGTTCGCAGCCGCGCCGCCCAGGATGCTCTTGGATACCGCGTTCGCCAGCGGGCCTACGATCCGCGCCGCAGCCCTGCCGATCGGAAGCGCCTGGATCGCGCCCGCAGGCATCGTCGCGAGCCCCGCGATGTCCGCGTCGTCCTGAGACGCGCCCTCCGCAAGCGCCCGCTGCTGCCCCTGCTCGAACGAGCTGGCCGACATGCCCACGCCCGCGCCCAGCGTCTTCGCCACAGCGCCGCCAGGGATCAGCGCCGCCTGTGCGAGGAAGCCCCCGACGCCGCCGGCCACGCCAGCCACCTGACCGGGGAACGTGTATTGCGCGCCGGGGTGCGTCTCCGGCGCAAGCTCGCCCACCGCCTCGCCGGCGGTGCTGAACACGCTCTCCTCGCCTTCCCCGATCTGAACGTCCAGCGCGTCTATGCCGGGGACGTTCCGACGCATCGCGTCCGCGATCGAGCCAAAGCCCCGCAGAGTGCCCGCGACCGACTCGACGGCGCTCGCCCCGAACTCCGCGAGGTAGTCGCCAAAGCCGGGCTCGGGGTACTCGCGCGCAGCCCGCGCCAAGGCAAGCGCGCGCGCACGCGCAGGGTCGGGCGCTTGCTCGCCCGTGCCCCGCGACGCGCGCGCCAACGCCAGCGCATCCTCTCGCGTGATCCCCTGCGTCATTGGTTGATCTGGGAGCCCTTCGGGTCGGAGTGACGCAGCAGGTCGTTCTTCCCCACGAGGTCGTATCCGCCGCGCGGGTTCTTCTTGAAGACGAGCCGGTCGTCAGCACGGTGCTGCTTTCGCGCGTCCTCCTCGCTGAACTTGCCGGGCTCGTTCTTCACGAACTCATCTTGCGCGCCCGACACCTTGATCTGCGTGAGCGCATAGCGCGCGACCTGGAGCTTCTCGCGATACCCCGGCGATTCCGTCTCGTCGAGCAGCTTCTCGAAATGAGCAAGCCCCGCGTCCTTCTCGGCCTGCGTTTTAGGCATCTTCCCGATGACGCTCTTCAGGAACTCGCGCGTGCGATCGCCCACCTCGATTCCCGTTGTTCGGCCAGGGTAATGCTTCCAGGGCTGACGCTTTTCCTTGGCGCGGTTGTCCGAAACGACCTTCGCGTTGACCTCTTCAGGCGTGGGCTCCATGCCGTACTTGTCGCGCAGGGTTGCGCGCGCCTTCTCGACGTCCGCGGCCGACGGCGCATCGGCGGACACGGGCTGCGAGCCAGATCCGCCCAACTGACGCATGATCTCGTCCGCCACTTCCTCGTCCGAGGGCTCACGGCCGAGCTGGTCTTCGAGTTCCGCGCGCAGGCCCACAACGGATTTCACGTCCTCTGGATCGAGCGGCTCGCTAGCCGGAGCACCGCCCTGCGGGGCCGCTTCGTTCGGCACGCCTTCAAGCCCGAGCTGCCGAGCAAGCGCCGCAGCCTCCTCCGGCGTGCCGAACTCCAGCTTCTTCAGCACCGCAGGATGCTCGTGCCAAGCCTTCCCGCCACCGGACCCGCCCGCGGCGTCTTTGAAAACCAAGTCGCGGATCTTGTCCTCCAGCCGGTCTGCATCGTCCGCTGACGTGAACGGGCTCGCGAGCTTGACGCGCATCGCCTCGATCTGCGCTCGCTTTGAACGGTCCAGGTTCACGCCAATCGCGGGCAGGCTCGCCAGGAGCCCCTCCACGCGCCCAACCGACGACTGCTTCAGCATGTCGTCGGTCATCTTCTCCTCGTGCGCGTCCTTCAGCGCCATCAGGGACTTGTCGAACTTGTCGATAGCCACGGCGTCGCCAGACTCCAGAAGTGCTGCCCCATCCGCCGCGCCGGCGTCGTCGAGGTATCCAGCCTCAACGGCCTTCGCGAGATTCGACGACATTTGTTGTCGGCGGATCCTGAGAAGGCCGTTCGAGCGAGCCTTCATCAGCGGCGCGACGAGCGTCTGGAACGTGTCCTCGTCCATGTCCGCCGCGAACGGCGCGATCGCGCCGAACATCCGATCCGTGTCGGACATGTGGTCGCCCACATCCGGGTTGTCGTCCCACGGAGCAGGTTGGCCCGGCAACACCGGACCTTGCATCCCCGCATTCGACGGAGAAGCTGGAGGCGCGTCGGCGACCAAGCCACCTCCACCGCCGAGAGCCCCAATCGCCGCAGCGCGAGCCGCACGCGCGCGGTCGTCGTCCGCAGTCTTGCGGTTCGCCGCCGCCGCCGCGAGGTCGATTGCCCGATTGCGAATGTCGCGATCGTCTTTGTCGGCCTGGCGGCGAAGGTCGCGATCGACAATATCTGCTTTGTCCTTCTCGATAATGCGCGCACGATCAGCCGGCCGGTTCTTCAGCTCGTCTTCGAGGTCCGCGATCCGCAGAGCCATCATTTCGAGATTCTTGCCGTGCTTCTCGTCGCCCTGCTTCTCGTCGTGACGCGACCTGCGCCGCTCCTCGATCTTGTCGCCCGCTTCCGCGAGCGCGTCGAATCCGCGCGAATACTGGTCGAAGCCAGATTCGTAGTTGGGGTGCCTGTTGGTGCTGAAACGCATGTGTTGTGTTCCTTGGAAGGCGGGCCGCTACCCGACACCTGCCGCGCCGGTCCCGCCCGCGCCCGGGCCCGCGCCCGCGCCCGGGGCCTTGCCCGAGGCAAACGACGTGTACGCCTTCGCGGCCTTGCCGGCGAGCTCGAGCCACGAGCCCAAGCCGCCAGACTGAAAGTGCTGCTTGCCGCTGATTGCGGCGGCCTTGCCCTGCGTGATGCCCATTCCCGCTTGCGCCTTGCCGACCTGGAGGTTGCCGAGTTGGTCGTAGACCGAACCGAGACCCTGCGCTTGGCCGATCGCGTTCTGCGAGAAGTGCTGCTGGAACAGGTCGTCGAGCGACTGCATCGCGCGCGTCGTGTCTCCGCGCACGCCGCGCGACACGAGCGATCCCAAGTTGCTCGCGCCGCCGCCAGCGCGGAATACCTGCGCGTTCGCGCCAGCCATTGCGGGAGCTTCGCGCGCGAGCACCGTGCGCCGCTGCCGGTCCGCGGTCAGCGCGAGGTTGGCGTTCGCGTCTCCAAACGCCTTCCGCACCAGCGGTAGCTGCGCCCGCACGTTTGACTCGGCCTTGCCAAAGGCCAGGTTGTTCTGCGTGCCCTGCGCGTCGAACAGCGCAAGGAGCTCCTTGAGGGTCTTGCCCTCTTGCTTGTTCGCCTCGCGCGCCGGAGCGTTCGGGTCGAGGAAGTTGCCGACGCTCTTCAAGAATCCCATATGCGTGCCTCAGTATGCGTCCACTTCGAGCCAGTCCATCTCGATCGCCACGCGCGCCGTGCCGCCCGCGCCCATGAGCACCGTGTTGCGGATGACCAGGCCCTCGCTCGCGGACAGGATCAGCGGATACCCCGCAGTCGCCTCGTCCACGACGATCATCTCGAAGAAGCCCTTGGGCACCGCCGCGCCCGCCGCAAGCTCGCTGAACGCGCCCCACGCGATCGGTTGCGCGTCCAGCGTGTTCGTGCCGTTCGTGAGCGCGCCCGTGGTCGAGACGCGAAGGTCAGCGAACGTCGTCGAGCCGTGGCTCTTGCGCTTCTTCATTTGGTCGGCGTTGATCGTGAGGCCGGTGCCGCCCGTGTGCGCGGCCGAGTGGGTGCGCGACACGAAACAGTCGAGCCCGACCTCCTGGCCCGCCGTGAAGCCCGCGACCGTCACCCACCGCGCGCGGAGCTTCGTGATGATGCAGAGCTTCGAGACGTGCGACCAACGCGCCGCGAATATGTGCCCCGCGCTCGCCGTGCCCGCCGCGACCACCGTGAGCAGGCCCGTCAGCGCGCAGACGCGGTACGCACCGTTCGCTCCGACAAAGGGAGGCCGCTGCGTCATCATCGCGGCGTTGCCCGCATCGACTCCGAGCTTGTTTGAGCCTGCGCTGTCGAGAATCTGAACGGCCATGCGTCACACTCCTACCAGATGGATGTCGAATGTCCCCGTGCTGCCCTCGGGAGCGTGCGCGTAGACCGTGAACCCGTCGCCCGCCACGAGGTCGCCCACAGCGAGCAGCACCCCGTCGAGCAGCGCGTCCTCCATGCGCGACGCCACCGTGGCGACGATGCGCGAGGTGAGCGTCACCCACGCCAGCCCCGTGACGACCACCGTCGTCGTCGTGTCGAACGCGCCGAAGTCCACCGTCGCGGTCGCGCCCGAAGCCGCGCCGGACGGAGCGGCTTCGAGCGCGTCGAGGCGAGTGTCCAGCGAGGCCAGCACGTTGGCCACACGGTCCAGCGCAGCCGCGGCCGTGCCGTCCGTCGGATCGGTGACCTGAAGCGTGCTCGGGGTCGCGATCAGCGCGCCGCCCACGACGCGCACGCTCGACGATGTGGACGGCGCCAGCTTGCCGCGCGCCGACACCTCCAACCCCTCGCCGAGCTGAAGCGTGAACCGCCGCGGCGAGCCGGGAGCCAGCACCAAAGGCGCTGCGGGTTCGCGTAGAACGATCTCGCCGTGCGGGCCGTAGTCGAGGCCGTCTCCGACGGCGACCTCGTACTGCCCTCCCCGGAGCGTCGTGAAGCCGCGCCCGGTGGTGTTGCCAGACGCCGCCCCGCCCGCGCCGCGGCGCGCACGCACGGCGTCGCCGGGGAGCGCGCGGGGGACTTGGTTGGCAGCCGCTTTGCGCCTCATCGTCCACGGCTCCGCACCGGTCCTGTGAGCGTCACGTCCGCCTCGATGCGGCGCAGACTGAACCGCTCCAGCCCCGTCTCGCCCGTCACGAGCAAGCCCAGGTACGCGCCCGAAGCCCGCACGCTCGGCGTGTTGCGGCCGGGGAGCAGCGAGGCCGAGTCCACCGCGTCGCCCAGGTCCTCGGGCTCGTCGGTCGCGTAGAGCTCCACCCGCGCGCCGCCCTGCGCTCGAGCTAGCTGCACGCGCACGTTCTCGACGATCGCCTCGTCACCGCTGGCCGGGTCGTGCAGCGGGCCGATCAGGAACTCCGAGTCGATGCGCGTCCCGTCGTCGCTCGCCGCCGACGCGCTCCACTCGCGGACGTAGCCGTCGCGCGAACCGTAGAGCATCCGCCGGTCGTTGCCGGTGTCGCCGTCGCGGACGTACGCGGCTGTCGGCTGAATGCCGGCCAGCCCGTAGGACTCTTCCCAGAAGCGCGGCTGCTGCCCGAGCAGCGACACGACAAAGTGCCTGACGAGCGTGTTGCCCACCCCCACCGGGAACAGGTAGACGTGCAGCCGCTTCATGCGCGGGTCGTAGACCAGCTCGGGGCGCGACACCGAGAAGTCGATCGCGTCCTGAAGCCGCTTCGAGATCGCGAAGCTCACGTTGCGCGCGTAGCCCTCGCTGGCCCCGATCGGCATGAAGTAAAGCTCGGCCTCGTTCGTGATCCACCAGAACCGGCCGTCCGGCGTGACGCACGACGCGCGCCCGTACGCGCCGCCGACGCCCTTGGTCACTTGGTCAAAGCGTCCACCCTGCAACGGGTCGCCGCGCACCAGGAACACGTTGCGCGCGCCCAGGATGTAGAGCAGGTCGTCCCGCGCAGCCATCATCCCCGTCATCACGTCGGGCGAGTCGCCCAGCGGCGAGAGGTCGGAGCGCCACGCAGCCGTCGCCAGCGGGGACTCGCCGGGCGGGTCGAAGTCCCACCCGAACGCATCACCCGCCGTGCAGGCAACCGCGCGCTCGGGGAAGTCTTTGAAGCCGCCCAGGAAGATCCGGTTCGCGCTGCGAGCGATGAACTGCGGGCGCTTGGGGATCTCGCCGCTGGATCGCGCACGCCACGCGCCGAGCAGCGACGTGAACGGGTCGTAGAACTTCGGCGCGTTGCCGTCCACAAAGAACAGCTTGCCGAACGCCTCGCACCAGTCGATGAAGCGCGTGTTCACGTCGAACGCCGCCGCGCTGACGAGTGCCGGCGACGCCGGAGTCGTGATGTCGTAGAGGGACGCGCCGACGCCGGCGAACATGCGCGTTGCGTAGGCCGGTAGATTCGAGAGCGTGGCGCTGACGATGCGGACCATGTGCAGCGTGAGCAGGTTGGCCGCGGTCGCGCGCTCGGTGACGAGCAGCACGCGCTCGGCGCGCGGCTTGACGTAGGCGTTCGGAAAGCGCGGGGATTCCGGGTCGATCGACACCGCGTGCGCGCGCGGGTCGTCCGCGAGCGATTGCAGCGTGAGCAGCGCGTCGGCGTTCGGCGTGCCCGCTCCCGTCCCGAGCTTGGCGTACACGGCGAGCGAAGTGCCGGCCGAGCCTTGGAAGGTCGGAACGTACACGTTGTCCCACTCGTCCAGGTCCATGCGCGGATAGGCGTACGTCTGCGCGCCGGGGGTCGCCTCCCACGCCGTGAGAGCCGTCGCGCCGCGCGTCGTCACGAATCCGCCCGTCGTCGTGTCCTCCGCGCCCTTGTCCCACAGCTTGCGAACGTCGATGTCCTCGGGGCTCGCGATGACGCCCGACACCGCCGCTTGACGCGGACCAATCGAGAACACGCTGCCGTCGCTGCCGACGCGCACGCCGTAGCCGACCCCGCCGACGGGCAGGAACGAGTAGCCCGGCCCGTCCGTCGTGAGCACGTTGCGCGCACGACCGTTCGCCGGATCCCACTTCACGAGCATCCCGTAGGGTGAAATCAGCGCGCCGATGACGCTCGGGAACGTGACCCCAATCGGGTTGGAGCGCGGAGGTCCGCCGCGCGAAACCGGAGTGCCGGCGCCGGTCACACCCATCGCGCGCATGAGGTAGAAGCTGTGCGGGTAGTGCCCTGTGTTGAGCCCTGGATCGAAGAGGGCCGTCACGCTCGTTGTGAGGTTGACCCACCGCTGTCGAGCAGCACCGCTCGATTCCGTGGTCGCAAACGTCGCGAACACGCGCGGGTCGCGGCGCTGCACGAGCACGCCCACGTGCGGAGTGGCGTCGGTACTGAAGAGCGCAGCCGGAGAGAAGACCGTCGGGTGCGGAACCGTCGCGGCTGAGTAGTCGGTCCCCGGCGTGCCGCCGCCGTTGATCGCGCGATGCAGGTTGAGGAATGCAACCGCCGCGCTGCCGCCGATCAGCACGTCCAGCGCGGCGACCGTCAGAGTCGTCTTCCAGGTGTATGTGGACGTGGCGATCGTCACCGTGTCGTTGTTGTTCGGCGTGCCGACGCTCTCCAGAACGCCCGCCTGTCCGGTCGGGAGCTTGTGCGCGAGCCCCCACTTGTGCGCCAGCCAGCCCTCGATGCGCTCAAGCTCCGTGTCGCCGTCAGCGGCCCAGGCACCCGTCGGGTAGGTAGGCGTCGTGACCAGCTTCTGCTGCGCGAGCGCGCTCGTCTCGGCGAATCCGCCCACGTACCAGTCGGACAGCACGACCGCCTCGCAGAAGTCGCCGCGAAACCGCCCCATCGTCCCGAACTCGAACGATGACGTAGGGGGGAACTGGCCCAGGAACGTGCTTCTCAGGCTCGCGAAGATTTTGTCGCTCGTCCAGCGGTCACACGGGCGCCCGTTCACGCGGTACGTCGAGCGCGTCGGAATGCCCACCACGTCGTCGTACCCGCCGTCGTGAATCCATGTGATGAGCGCGAGGCCCGAGTTGTCGAATCCGCCGGGGAGCTGCGTTCCCGCCGGCCCACTCCCCACCGCGAAAGACCCGTTCTCGTAGCAACTGACCGTGCCAGGCGCCGAGAAGAACCCACCCGAGCGCGCGCCGCTGTTCTGTACCAGCGCGAGGTTCGTGGTCGTCGTGTCGGCCCGCCCGAGGAGATACCGCTCCGTCGCCTCCTGCGGCATTCGCACGACCATGAAGAGCACGAACTGCGCCTTCGTATACGAGGGCAGAAACGAACGATTGATCGAACGGAACTGCTGCTCGATCGTGACCGGCGCTTCCGACACCATCGAGTGTGACGTGCCGTTGAAGTACACGGAGTCGCGGCCCGCGATCCCGCCGACCCGCACGGTCGGCCCGGTGTCCGGCGTGTTCGCCACGAACCCGCGCCCGTTGCCTGTTTTGTCCACGAGCACCGGGGCCTCGTCGCCCGCAACGTAGTCACCGTCGTTGCCGAGGCCGCCGCCGTTGATGTCGTCGCCCGCGACCCACGCCCACACGCGGTCGGCGTAGTGGTCGAGGTCCTTGATCGTCCAGTCTTCACGCGAGCCCGTCGTCTCCGGCGAACGCGGCGTGCGCGTGCGTTCAGAGTCCGGCTGGTGCGCCGTGAAGATCGACCCGTCGGTCGGGGAGAAGTGGTGGCCGTTGACAGGGTAGGGGATCTCCCACTCTCTGATGAGCGTCGGCTCGTTGAGCCCGAGGCCCGAATAGAGAGCCATGCGCGAGAAGTGCCCGATCGGATCGTTCTGCGACGCCTGCAACGTCGCGCCGTCGATGTGCAGCTCCTCGGTGAGCCATCCAGGCTGGAGCGTCCAGAGCAGCTCGGGGGGCTTGTTCTCCTCGCGCGGCTCGTAGCACCAGATCCGCGCATTCTCAGGCTCCACGCCCGCCGACACGCCTGCGAAGATGCGCCCGTCCACGTCCACCGCGAGCGCGCGCACAATCGAGTTCTTCTCGGGCGCCGGGAGAGAGATGCGCCACGCCTGCCGGCCGCTCGCGTTCGTCTTCACCAGGCCGGCCGTGCCATCGACGTAGTAGTGGTTGCCGAAGTCGTCGTGCACGGCCGCGTACGCCTGCGCGCGGTTCGCGCCGGAGCTGGACCACTCGACGGTGCAGGCCGCACTCGCCAGGTTCACGAACGTGTGGCTCGGGTTGTCGTACGCCACGTCGCAGAGCAGCGAGACCTTCGTGTCGGCCACGAGCGCCGCCGCGGTGTGTTTGATCTGGCCGGCGCGCTGCGAGATTCCGCCGACGGTGAGGTCCACCGGGTCGAGTTCGCTGACGTTCTTCGCGCGGCGCGTCGTTCCACGAGCCTGCCGGTCCGGCCCGTTGAGGTCGGAGAGCCCTTCGGTCGGCAGCGGAAGCTCGTCGTCCATCAGGGGCTCACCACGATCGGGATGGAGAGGCCCGTGCTAAGGAAGGGCGAGGCGGTTTCGAGGCCCATGAGTTCGCCCACTCCGCCGCGCATCGGCCCGAGGTCGGCCTGCATCTCGGAGTCGCGATTCACAGCCGCCTGCCACAGCGACGAGGTGACGAGCCGGTCCAGCCGGTCCTCGATCGAACCGCGCTTGGGCTGCTCGAGCCCCTGCATCCAAGCCGATCCTGCCATGACGAACAGCGAGGTCGTCCAGCGCGGGAGCAGGATGTGGTCGCTGGCATTGAGGCACGTCGTCCAGCCGGCCTGGTAGGCCAGTTGGAACGCCTGGGCCTGGGTGACGCCCGGAATAGGCCCTAGGTCGAGCCGCGCGCTGGCGCGCGGCCCTGCGGTCGTGGGAGCCCCGTGGGTGATGCACCCGAGGAAGCATGACGGGTTGGTCGCGCCGCTCACGCGCGCGCCCGCCACGGCTGTCGGGTCCTCCAGGCGGATCGAGTAGGTGCCGAACGATGAGCCGGTCACGGAGAGCAGTCGCCCGAAGTCGTCGGGCAGCTCCGAGTATTCCTGGCCGTTCACGATCCCCAGATAGACCGGCGGGCGCGTGAGGAAGTTCCACGGTTCAGCCGAGACGAACCACTCGCCCACGTCGTTCACGAACTCGGTGACCGGCATGTCGGCGGGCCAGTCACTCGGACGGCGCCAGCCGCAGCCGCGCGCGACGCGCTGCTGGTATCGAGCGACGGTCAGTTCGTCAGATGCCACGGCGCGGGGTCCTTCGGTGGAGGTTGTGCAGGCCAGCAGGCGGAGCCGTCGTTGCGACGACCCCGCCCGCGTTTCACTTCAGGCGAGGATCAGGGCAGGCCGAAGCCGTTGAAGAACACGGACACGGGCGTGTGGAGCGGGGAAGCCGCCTCGGTCTTCGCCGCGAGCGAGATCGCGATGCACTTGTAGTTGTTCTGAACCGCCTGCAACGCGGCGGTGCCCGCATCCGCCGCCGTGGTGAGGTGCTCGAAGTACGTCCCGTGGAACAGGGCCGGCGTGCCGCGCACGCCCCAGCCGGCGCTGTAGACCTGGTCGGCAACACCGACGATGCTGATGGAGGTCTCGCCCACCACGAGCATCTCGCCCCACTCGTTGTTCGCGTTGTTCTCCAGCGCGACACAATGGACGGAGTTCTTCGTCCGGTTCGCGGTGGTGCCGCTGGTCAACATCTTGACGACGTTGTGCCACGCCGAGCCGATCGCGTCGGCGTGGCCCTTGACGTTTGCCCACTTGAACGTCGTCGGAACCGGAAGAAGAATTCCTTCCGTGTTGGGCACGGTTTCGACAAGCGATGAAAGGGGCATGTCGAACTGGTAGATGCTCCCCTTGACGAGCGGGATGCCCGTTCGGTTGTACGCACCCCAGGCCCGTTCTGCGAACGGGGTGCTGCCTACGATGATCTGGTCGCGGAACCAGCCTGCGTCGAATCCACTCATGTTTATTTGCTCCTGTTTGTGCTGTTGGGATCAGGTGTAGAGGTCGGCCGACGGCGAGATGAGGAAGTGCTTGCTGCGGTCAGGGCAGAGCATCGTCGCCATCGTGTTGACGCCCTGTTGCCAGCCCGTGAGGGACAGGCGGAAGGGTTCCAGGAACTCCATGAACCGCGCCTTGTGGAAGTACATCTTCATGTACTTGGCGTTGACGCCGTAGTAGCGCGGACCGGCGAGGTCGGCCGCCGCCTCGGTCTGGTTGCCGTAGCCGCTCGCGTCCGGGTGGATCGCGGCGGTGTCGAGTTGCGCTTCGTGCACGAACTGCGTGCCCTTGAAGCGCGGGTTGCCGGCCGGGTCGTTGTAGTCGGCCCAGCGATCCTGCGAGGCGCGGTAGAGGTTCTCCGCCTTCGCGACGCCGTGCGCGCTCGCGAAGATCACGCCCTGCGAACGCTCGATCGACGTTTCGCCTTCGGGGTCGAAGTATTCCTGGTCCTTCGGCGGAGGAATGAGCGTGGTGAGGCGGCACGCCTTCGACAACGCGAAGATCAGGTTCGACGTGCTGTTGATCGTCCAGTCGGCGTAGGTGCTGACGTTCGGCTTGTAGCGCGGGTGCGTGTCCTGCGGGCGCAGCCCGTGGATGCTCGCCCAGGTCGTGGCCGCGTCCTCGATGAACAGGCCGTTCGCCATCGGGTTGAGGTAGGCCGGGATCGAGAGGGGCTGCTTCGGGTCGGTCCCGTTCATCGTCACGTTGTTCGGCTTCGCCCACAGGCCGGCGGCCAGCGATCCGTGCAGAGCGGTCGTGAGCGACTGGAGCTTGCTGAAGAGTTCCTGTGTCCAGGTCTCTTCGGCCAGCGAGCCCTCGGTGGTGCCGCCCGAGTTGATGAGCAGCTCCTCGTCCTTCCAGGACTCGTGCGCCATGTGGGCGCACCAGTACGCGATGGCCCAGGAGCCGTCCTGGCTGTCCTGCGGCGAGTGAGCCTCGGAGGGGACCTCGTACCAACCCGCCTTCGAGCTGGCCGTGAACTTCACGCGCGCGCGCACGTCGGCACCGGCGCGGAGCATCTCGCTCATCTTGCGCCCGGCCATGAAGTAGTAGAGCGACGCGTAGTTGTTGAGCGCCGCGATGTTGTAGATGAACTTCTTGGGGGTGACGACCTTCGACGCAACCGTCGCGAGGGCACTCCCGAATGCACTGAAGTTAGCCATGAACGCTTCCTGGTGTTGGTGGTGAAGGCCGCCGAATCAGGAAGCGCCGTCGAGCGTCACCGCTGCCTGCTCATCGCCTCGCGCACCGCCTGCCGACCAATATCGAAGTCGGAGACCTTGCGCGGCGCCTCGCCGCTGCTGCGAACGTCCGAATGCGAGCCCTGCTTGGCGGCGTCGATTCGTGATTGCCGCTCGGCGTTGGCTCGGTCGTTCTCACCTTTGTAGAGGCTCAACAGCGCATCCTCGATCGCTTGCGACGCATCGAGGTTCTTGTCGGTCCCCATCAGGGCTCGAGCACGGCCGAGGACGCTTTCGCGACCCTCTTTGGTGACTGCCTTGGGGAAGCGGCTGGCTGCGGCGCGCGTTCCGAGCTCGAGGTGGAGGGCCATTCGCATGTCCTCCTTGATCTCGGAGAGCTGCTTTGCGGCAGCCGCCCCGATCCCTTCGATCTCGGCCTTCAGCGACGTGACGAGACGTGCGTTCGTCGCCTTAGCGAACCCGGCGAGCGACTTCTGGAATGGCTCGTTGTCCTCGAAGTCCGAGAAGTGTTCCTTCACGAGACCCTCGAACAGCGCGCCCTCTTCGTCGGACTCGCCTGCTGCGGAGGCGGGCGATTTCTGCCCGTTCTTCGCTGCGGCTGCTTCCCTCATCTCTCGCGACTTCTCCGCGTTGCGGTGCTCGGCCTTCTTGCCCAAGGCGAGCGTTTGCTCGGGAGTCAGTAACGCGAGATCCTCCTCGTCGTGTCCCGTCAGCGCGAGTGCCTTGCGGGCCTTGTCGAGCTGCTGCTCGGTGGCCGGGGCGGCTTTTTCGCCTGCGTTCTTCGAGGTGGACTTGGTTGCGCCAATGGGCTTTGCGCCCTTGTTGGGGTCCTGTCCTTGAGCCTGATCCTGCCCCTTGGGCTTCACGCCGTCAAGGGCGTCTGCATCCGTCTCCTTCGGAAGCCGCGTGTCCTTCCCGGCGAGCGCGTCGCGCGCGATGGCCGCGATCTCGCGCATGTCGATGCCGTCCGGCACCCGCTCCTTCTTCGAGAACTTGCCGTTCGCGCCGCGGCTCGGCTGCTCCGCCTCGAACTGCTTGTGCATCGGCTGCTCGCGCCGACCGCTCTTCGTTTCCGGCTCGGGGGTCTCGACGACCTCCACCGCGTCGCCCGATTCCTGGATCTCGCCCTCTTCTTCCATGCTCATCTCGATCTCCTTCGTTGTCTTTGGAACTGCCCGAACGAGTAGCCGTCGCTGCGGCCGTCGGCCGCCATGCGATCACGCATCTCGTTGATCTCACGTCGGTTGTTCAGCCGCATCCCGCCGGCCTCGTCGAGCGCACGCGGTCGGCCAAGCCTGTCCTTCGGCCCGTACTTGCGGCAGTCGTCCTCGTGGAACTGGTAGGTGGTGTGCGCCCAGTCGGGCTCGACCATGCCCGGCCCGTAGGCCGCCAGGCGGCGCAGCTCGCGCCCTTCGATCTTGCGCGTGTCGCCGATCGGCACGCAGTCGTCGGCGCTCATCCACACCTCGACGCGCTCACCCGTCTTCACGTCTTCGAACTCGTAACAGATCACGACGGTCTTCCTCCCTGGTTTGCGTAGCTCGCCTTGCGCGCCTTGTTGCCCTGCGCGGCCCCCTGCGAGCGCGCGGCGCTCGGGCGCCTCTGGTCGGCTCCGCTGCCCGGAGCGGCAGGACGAGCCTGCGGCGAGCCCTGCGCGCCCCCTGCGCTCGATAGCGACGCCATGGGCGCCGGAGGCTGAAGCATCGACCGACCGGCCGGCGAGTCCTGACCCATCGAAGCCGACGGACGCACGGTGCCCGGAGCCATCGCGCCCGGCAACACCGCCTGACCGAGCATCATCGCCGCGATGCCGGCCGCCAGCTCGGAGTTGAACCTCGACGGGATCTGCATGTCGCCGCGCGCCTCGGCCACGTCGTCCAAGATGCCGGGGATGTCCAGGAACGGGTACTGCACCGCCATCGGTGCGATCTGACCGAACAGCGACACCTCGTAGTCGGCCGCGGCAGCCTTCTCCTCCTCGGAGCGCCAGCGCATCGAGATCGGCTGCACGTCCAGCTCGTAGTCGTCGAACGTCTCACCCGGCTCGCGACCACCGAAGATGCCGGGGATCTGACCGGCCAGCTCCGGCGGCGGAGGCATGAAGAACTGGTCGTCCTGGTCGATCATCTCCGCTCGAGCACGGAACGTGCCGCCGATGAAGGCGTAGAACTCGTCGCGCAACGCGGAGTCGCGCGCCGACCCGCCCTGCGCCGCGAACGTCTCCGCCGTCGCCGTCGTGCCCGACTGCGGGTTGCCCTTCTCTGTGCTCGACAGGCCGATGCGCGAACGCATCTGGTTCTGGAGGTACTCGTACCCGGCGATCATGTTGTTGTCGATGCCGCCCTTCGTGAACTCCTCGACCATCGCGCGCTGGAAGCCCTTGGCGTCCACGACGCCGTTGTGTTTCGCGTTCTTGATGATGCGGCCCATGCCCTTCTGCGCCGTGCCGTTGATGATGAAGCGCGAGAAGTTGCGAATACCGTCGTCGATCACCGACGATTGCAGCCTCAGCATCTTCGCGATGCTTTCGATCGCAGCCATGACCGACAACGGGTGGATGCGGTCGGGAACGTAGAACTGCCCGCTCATGTGGTAGGGGCCGGTGCGACAGCCGAAGTACGGCTGCGGGTCGCGGATCTCCACGAGCGGATGACTCTGACCGCTCGAACTCTCCGTCTCGGCGTACCAGTGCGTCGTGCCCCAGAAGCCCTCCTCGTAAGTGAAAATCGGGTCGAGCTGCTCCTCCGGGACCCACACCATCCACACCTTCACGTCGTCGCGACCCTGAAGGTTCTTGCCCTCCATCGGCAGAAGCTTGTCGAAGCCCGTCTCGGTCTTGAGCGCGCCGAGCTCCTCGATGCGCCACCCAGGCTCGGTCTTCGCCAGCTCCAGCAGCGAACCCTTCGACGTGATCGAGCCGTGTCCGCGCCAGCGCGTCTCTTCCCAGTCGGTCGCACGCGCGTCGCGGCGCCGCATCTCGGGCCGCACGCGCCTCAACGTCGGGCGATGCGCCGGACCGTCCAGCGGGCCGCGGTCTATCCACGGCATCGGCTTGCGCGACGTGTAGGCAAGGCACGGCCCGAAGTGCCAGTCAATGAGCAGCTTCTTGAACGTCGCGCGGTCGTTGCCCTCACGGGAGCAGCGGTTCATCGCGTGCTGGAGAGCCTTCGCCTTCAGGAACACCTCCGGGCGGTCGCCGCGCGTCGGCTTCAACGAGCACGCCGGATTGCCCGCCATGATCTGCGAAGTCTTCGTGGCGATGTACTCGAACGCAGCGTTTTCCGGCTCCGCTCCGGTCGGACAACCGGAGTCGTAGAAGGGGCCGTGGTAGCGCGCGACAGCCTCAGCTCGGTAGTGGTCCTCCTTCTCGATCTGACGGCGCGAAGCCTCCAGCTCGTCCCACATCGTCTTCGCGCTTGTGTCCAACATCGTTCTGGTTCCTAGTCGGGGTGCATCGACCGGCGAATCGTGTCTACGATCCAGTCCTCTTCGTCAATCTGCTCCATGTCGTCGTCGGGCGCAATGTCACCCTCGAACTGCGGCCTCCGGCCAGTCATCCGCAGCTTCTTCCGATACGATGAGTTGAGCGACAGCGGGTCCGTCTCCGGCTCGAAGTATTCCAGGCCCGTGCAAAGGTAGCGAACCGCGTCCGCGCCGTCCGAGTTGGCCTTCGACTTGTCGGGCCTGTCGGGCCGCGCGCCCGTGTCGTCCGCAAGATCGTCCGAGGTCGAGCCGCGCTTGTAGGCGTACTCGCTCAGGCAGTCGATTGTCCTCCAAGCGACGTGGCGCTCCAGCAGCTCCGGGTCTGGCGGATGCACCAGCGCGTCGTGAATGACGTGCAGGTGCGGACCGTTGTCGTGCGACGCCAGACGCCGCCGCACGATCTCCAGACCGCGGTCGATGCCCTTGTCGGCGCGCACGCAGATGGCACCGGGCGAGTCGGTCGGCACGCCCAGCGCGTCGTTCCAGGCCAAGATCCAGTCGGGCCGGTTGTGGTCGCAGAACGCCAGAGTCAACGGATACCGCTTGTGCAGCTTCACCAGCCAGTCCGTCCACCAACGCACGTCTTGACGCGAGTGAAAGACCTCCGCGATAATGATGATCTTGCGAGCCTTTGTGTACCCGCCGACCACCAGCACGCCCGAGTTGTCGTAGCCGAAGTCGGCGCCTGCGTAGAACTCGACGATGCCGAGACGCTCGATCTCCGACTTGAGCAGGAAACCGTCCGCGTCGCGCTTCACGCCCATCATCACGTGACGATCCGTGTCGAACTCCGGCCACACCGCACCTTCGGGCGAACACCACTCCGCCAACACGAGCCGCCGCCTGCGAACGCCGCCGATCTTCGACATCCGGTTCGTGTACTTCGCGCCCATCGGCGTCAAGCAGTTGCCCTCGATGTCCCAGTAGGCCGGGTTGTCGTGGATCGTCGCTTGGAGGAACTCCATCTGGCCGGCGGTTCCGCGCTTCAGAATCCAATGGTTCTTCGAATCAGGGTTCGTCGCGAGGATCGTCATGGACATCGGAACCTCCATGCACGGCACCGCGTCGTCGTAGAGCAGCCGGCCAAGCTCGTCGCGCACGAGGCGCCCGTCGGCGTCGTGCCGATAGAGAGCGTAGTTGCGCGCAGCGCGCGAGAACTCTTCCCACGTGCCAAGCGACGTTTCGCGCGCCTCCTCGACGAATACAAAGTCCCACTCTGTCGAGTAGAGCCGCGATGGCTCCGAGAGCCCCGAGAGCGTTACCACCCACGCACCGTGCCTGTATTCCGTGCGGTGCTCGTCGGTCGGACCCTCCAACATCGGGTGACCCGCAGGGAGGATCTTGCGAATCGTCACGCACGCTGAACGCGTCAGCGAGTTGTAGGTGTCGCGACAGATCAGGATGCGACCCGGCACGTTCGGATACCTGTGCATCACATAGAGCAGGAAAGTGAGAATCTGCCAGCTCTTTGACGCTCCAGCCATTCCCCAAAACGCCACCTCGTCGGGCGCTTCTTCGGGATGGTCGAGCCAATGCCACAGCTTCGCGAAGGGTCCGCGAACGACCATCTGATGCATCCCGCTACCGTGGGATGTCAATGTCGTCCTCGGGTCCGGGCGGAAGCAGGTCTCTCACCGGCGGCAGATGCCTCGACGCGCGCCGGATCGCCGTCAGCATCGCCTCCGACTCGGCGGGCGTCTCGGGATCGACGACCGGCAGAACGATCGAGGCTGCCTGCTCTGGCGCGCGCGGCGAGTGGCTCACCTGCTGAAGCACGACGGTCATCCCCTGCATTTCCGTCTTCTCCTTCTTCGGCTTGACCACTCCGTCGAGACGGTCGAATAGCAGCTTGATCGCCTGAATGTCGCCCTTGCCGTTGAGCGCCATACGGAACAGCTTGGCGGCCATCATGTCGGCCAGCTCGGGGTTGTCCTCGACGAGGTTTTCGATCGCCTCGGTCAACGGCTTTTTGCGTAGTCCGAACCTCGACTTGTTTCCGGGTTCGAACTTATAGGCCCCCATGCGCTTGACGAACTCAGGGTGCAGCACGCGCCCGTCCGCGGTGAAGCGCACCTCGGGCTCGTCGGGGCTCTTCTCGTCGCTCACAGGAACTCCGATCGGATTTCATGTAGTGCCCGCGCACTCATCCGCCGAAACGGCGAGGGCGCGGGCGGGCAAGGGTCATTCCGGGGCACGGTCCCACCGAAGCAGGCACATGGGCGCGCACGAGGCTTCGCGGCAGCGTGCGGCCAGCACCGGAGTTGCGCGAACGTCTCCGGTCTCGCGTGGCATGAAGGCCCCGAACAGGCTCATTGATACGACGCGCCGACCGCCAAGGGAACCCTCACGACCAGCGGACCGCCCGTGGACGTCAGGACGAACGTGTACTCCAACGTGTACAGCCGACCGTCCGATGCGCTGAACAGCACCAACGGATCGAACTTGTGCAGGAACGTGTGCCCGATCGCCAGACGCGACGCGCCCGTGACAGCCGCAGCCGCCAGAACGATCACCGATGCGTCGGCGTTCTCGGCCGTGTTGGCCTTTGCGAGCTCCGAATAGAGCACGGTCTCCGGCGAGGCGCTCTGCTCGGAGTAGACCCTGAAGCTCCATGATGCGACCGCGGCCTGGAGCAGCGCCGCGTTCACTTGGTTACGCAGGTACAGATCCACCACGGCGAGCGATCCAGCCACGACGTGAACGGCACGGTGCGAAGGCAGAGCGTCGAGCGTCATCGGGGAACGACCTTGCCGGCGCGGCGGACCATGCGCGCACGCGGACACGGCTGAATGTCGTCGCACGCGCGCACGCGCAGCTCGGACCAAGGCGTCTTGCCTGCGCGCCTGCGCGCCGCAGACTTCGCGTTCTGCTTGCTCGACACCCCAAAGTACGCCTGCGAATGCGACAGGATCTCGCCGTTTCCAGCGATCACGCGATAGCGCCACAGCCCGTCGCGACCCTTGAACACCTCATAGATGGTCATGCGTGAATCCCCCGACCGTTCGCGCCCACGAGCCCCAGCTTGCGAAGCGGAGCCACTCGGCCGCCGCACTTCGGACACCGCGCCACCGGACCTGCGTCCCCAGCCGGCCCGGTCCAGTCGCACTCCAAACCCGCGCAAGAAGCACGCACGCCCGTCGCTACCGCATGCGCGAACGAGGCCAGGCCCAAGTTGATCTTCTGGACAAGCTCCGGACTCATGGCGCCCTGCGCCAACGCAAACTGCATCCGCACCGAAGCCTCCAGCAGCGCGCGAATCATCAGCGATACCGACTCGTGCGCCACACGCAAATGCGCCTCCCCGTCAACCGAGGTCTCCAACTCCAAACCCCACCGCGCACCGTCAGCCTCCAGCTCAGGACCAACCGCACCCCAAGCAGCCTCCATCATCGACGAAATCGGGTCTTCCTCGTCGGAACCCTTCACCGGCAGGTCGGCGTCACTCATGCACCCGAGACTGCACGCACCCGGTTACCCCGTCAAGGCCCAAGCCCACGACAGGAAGGATTCCGCATTCCAAACCCACCGATTCCGAGCACCCGTCGACGCGTGCCTCGCTTCGCTCAGACGCGTCTTCCCTTCCCTGCCGCCCTCCACCCTGCCACATTCAGCCGCATCGCGCAACGTCTACAAATCCACTCCGCACACGAACCAGGCATGGGAACCCAAAAGGAGGCTCCAAAGAGGGGAGGCGAGGGCAGGGCGGGGG